AAGGACCGTTAGGTTGCGTGTGGGCGGCTGCTGCCCGCTGGTCTGGATTCGCTACCCTTGACCGCGAAGTGAGCATATATATTGCTATGACCAACACATACAAAGTCGCGGACATCGCGCTGGCCTCATGGGGCCATAAAGAAATAGCCATAGCCGAAAGTGAAATGCCGGGTCTCATGCAGATCCTGCGTCGATATCGAGACCAAAAGCCCTTGTACGGTGCCCGCATCGCCGGCAGCCTGCACATGACCATCCAGACCGCTGTGCTGATCAAGGTCTTGGTGGCCCTGGGCGCAGAAGTGCGCTGGAGCAGTTGCAATATCTTCTCCACACAGGATCATGCAGCCGCGGCCATCGCGGACCTGGGCATCCCGGTGTTTGCCTGGAAGGGCGAGACCGAAGAGGAATACTGGTGGTGCATCGACCAAACCCTGGAAGGCTGGCAGCCCAACATGCTGTTGGATGACGGTCATGATCTCACGGACCGTGTCATAACCAAGTACGCACATCTGCTGCCCGGCATCGTGGGCGTGAGCGAAGAAACCACCACTGGTGTGCAGCGTCTCAAGGAAAAAGCTCAGCAGAATCTCCTGCCGTTTCCGGCCTTCAATGTCAACGATTCAGTGACCAAGAGCAAGTTTGACAACCTATATGGTTGTCGCGAGAGCCTCGTGGACGGCATCAAGCGTGCCACCGACGTCATGATCGCGGGCAAGACCGCCGTGGTGTGTGGATTTGGTGACGTGGGCAAGGGTTCGGCGGCTGCACTGCGTGCCTTGAGTGCCCAAGTATGGGTCACCGAGGTGGATCCCATCTGTGCCCTGCAGGCCGCCATGGAAGGCTATCGTGTTGTGACCATGGACTGGGCCGCTGACAAGGCCGATATCTTTGTCACTGCCACGGGCAACATCAATGTCATTACCCGCGAACACATGGAGCGCATGCGCGACCAGGCCATCGTGTGCAACATTGGCCACTTTGACAACGAGATCGACGTGGCCAGCCTGTCGGACTGCACCTGGGAAGAGATCAAGCCACAAGTGGATCATGTGATCTTCCCCACGGGACGCAGGATCATACTGTTGGCCCGGGGACGCCTCGTGAATCTTGGCTGTGCCACCGGACACCCCAGTTTTGTCATGAGCAACAGTTTCACCAATCAAGTCTTGGCCCAGATCGAGCTGTTCCAGCACAACGATCGATACCTGCCTGGCAAAATTTATTTGCTGCCCAAGCACTTGGACGAAGAAGTGGCGCGGCTACACCTGGCACAGATTGGTGCCCAGCTCACTGAGCTCAGTGAGCAGCAGGCTCAATACATCAACGTCAAGCCCAACGGTCCTTACAAACCCGATACCTATCGCTACTGACATGTCGGTGGAAAACGCGCGAGTCATACCCATACGACAGCAAGGCAAATGGTTGACGCCTGTGGGTGGCAGTAAAAAATTACAGGGCAAGATCTGCCTCACCCCCTACATCAGCGTCAACATACACCTGGACGGTTCGGTGGCTCTGTGTGGTTGCACGGCCTGGCAGCCCAGCATCGTGGGCAACATATTCCACGAAACTCTGCCGGAAATATTGAGCAATCAATTCAGTGTGGCCATACGGGGCAGCATCGCGCGTGGTACATATGACTACTGCGACGACCGCAGGTGTGGACTCATAGTCACCAACAATCTCAACACACGTGACAACACGCCGCCGCGGGTGCTGGAAATCCTTGATGATCCCAACCGTTGGATCATGCCCTATGACATAACCCTGGCAGGTGATGAGACCTGTAATCTCAGTTGTCCCAGCTGCCGAACCAAGGTCAAGATCAACGGCCCGCATGAAACACAACGCAACGAGCAAATTGGGGCAAAGTTGACACGCGCGATTTTTTGTGGCAGCTCAGATCATGACATGAGGCTGCACGTCAGTACCACGGGCGAACTGTTCGCTAGTCCCATGCTGATGCGTTTTGTCAATGACATTCCAGTGGCCGACTTTCCCAATCTCAAGCTCAGCATCCAAACCAATGGCTTACTGGCACCGGATCGATGGCACAGATTGGGCGACATGCAGCATCGTGTGAGTGCCATAACCGTGACCATGGATGCTGCCAGACCCGATACCTACGAGCGGCTGCGTCGCGGCGGCAAATGGAACGACATCATCGCAGCCATGGAATGGCTCAAGAACAAAAAAGCCGAGAATGGCATGAAGCTCAACAACCGCATGGTGGTACAACGCGAAAACTATCGTGAGATGCTGGAGTTCTACGAGCTCAGCCAACGCTTCGATGTAGACATGGTAGAATATTGTCGCTTGTTGGATTTTGGGGGTGTCATGGGACCAGGCGGATTCAAAGCCGGCGATGTGTTTGACAGCACACACTCTGAGTTTGAAGATGCCAGATCAGAACTGCTCAAAATAGCTCACCTGCCGCGTACACACTGCATGAACGGCATGCACATTGATCAGATCAGTTGACAACAGTTGTAAATCTGCTACAATAGGTTATCCTATCAGGAGTATGTTATGACCTCAAACAAGACTTTCAACGCAGAACAAAAGGCCAAGCTGACCCAAATCATCAACGAAGGCATGGCAGTGATGCATGAAGTGGAAACACTAAATGCAGGACTCAGCGACACCATCAAGGCCGTGGCCGAAGAGATGGAGATCAAACCCAGTGTGCTGAAAAAGGCCATCCGCCTGGCACACAAAGCTGAATTTGGCAAGGAACAGCAGGACCATGAGCTGCTGGAGACGATCCTCACCACGGTGGGTAAAACGCTCTAATAGGTCACAGAGCCATCGTGACCAAAGCTGATGAGAAGTTCGCTCACTGTGGGCCCGTGGAACACCAGTGGCTCAACGCAGTCAATCAGATTTGGCGCCAGGACAACTTGGTATATGTCAATCATCCCAAGTGCGCGTCCTGGTACTTCTTTGGCACGTTCCAGCGCAATCAGTGGCAGAGTGGGACATTTGAAGATATCCGATGGGGACAGGATCAGGTGTTTGGATTCATCATGGATCCTGTGACCAAATATCTCAAGGGCATCACACAAGATTTCTGGGATTGGTACCCGGATCGCAGTGAAGAAATGCTGTCCCACCTTGGCATTTGGATCAAGCACCAGGCCTTTGTTGGATGGCACAACATGCCGTTGTCAATGAGACTGCACAAATACATGTATCAAGTGCATTGGTTTCCCTTGGACTTACCGGACATCAAGGCCATGGATTTGGTACAGGGATTTCTGCAGCACCACGGACAGTCCGTGACTTTTGAGGGCGGTGACACACATGTCAGCAATCCAGCTCAGATAGAAATTTACAATCGAGTCAAGGAAAAATTTGGTGACCTGTCGGCCACGACCAAGCAACTACTGGCCAAGGACATCGATCTCTACAAACAAGTCTGTGCATGCATTGATGCCCGTGGCCAAGATTGGAAAGAAATCTATCAGTATCAACCCTGTTATAATTAAACAGCGAGTCGCTGGCGTAACCAGCAGGATCATGGCAACGCGGGCCATAAGCCGCTGGGAGACATATGAGCTATATTGATGCATTGTTTGATCGCGATCGCGATCGCATACACGTGGTGGGCCGCCGCCAGGGCGAACGATACTACGAAGAATTTCCGGCTACCTACATATTCTACTACGACGATCCGCGCGGCAAGTTCCGCAGCATCCATGGCACGCCGGTATCAAGATTCACCAGTCGTCAAAGCAAAGAGTTCCGCAAAGAGCTGCGAGTGCAGAGCGGCAAGCGCATCTATGAAGGCGACATCAATCCGGTGTTCCGGTGCCTGGAAACCAACTACAAAGGTCAAGACGCACCGCGATTGCACACAGCGTTCTTTGACATCGAAGTAGACTTTGATCCAGTGCGCGGGTTTTCGCGCCCGGATGATCCTTTCAATCCCATCACTGCCATCTCGGTGTATCTGGACTGGTTGGATCAACTGGTGACCATGGTGATCCCACCGCGTCACATGAGCGATGAAACCGCAGCGGAAATCGCAGCGGAATTCCCCAACACCTTCGTGTTTCGCGAAGAAAGCCAGCTGCTGGACACGTTCCTCAATCTCATCGATGATGCTGATGTGTTGAGCGGGTGGAACTCCGAAGGCTACGACATTCCCTACACCATACAGCGCGTGACTCGTGTGCTGAGCAAAGACGACACACGTCGTTTCTGTCTTTGGAATCAGCTGCCCAAGCAACGAACCTTTGAGAGATTTGGTGCCGAAAACATCACGTTTGATCTCATAGGGCGTGTGCACCTGGACTACATGCAGTTGTATCGCAAGTACACCTATGAAGAACGCCACAGTTACAGCCTGGACGCCATTGGTGAATACGAAGAACTGGGCAGCAAGACTGCATTTGAAGGCACCTTGGATCAGCTCTACAACCAGAACTGGAAAACGTTCATAGAGTACAACCGCCAGGACGTGACACTGCTGGCCAACATCGACAAGAAACTGCGGTTCTTGGATCTGGCCAACACGCTGGCACATGAGAACACTGTGTTGTTGCCCACTACCATGGGCGCTGTGGCTGTCACAGAACAGGCCATCATCAATGAAGCACACGAACGTGGCATGGTGGTGCCCAATCGGCGCGAGCAGCTCACTGATGAAGAAACACAGGCAGCAGGTGCCTATGTGGCCTATCCCAAGAAAGGCATGCATGACTGGGTGGGCAGCATCGACATCAACAGTCTATATCCGTCAACCATCCGGGCTCTCAACATGGGCCCTGAGACCATCGTGGGCCAGTTGCGAGCCACCATGACTGATCGCTACATCGCTGACAAGCAAAAAGGTGGCGCCAGTTTTGCCGCGGCCTGGGAAGGCCTGTTTGGTACCTTGGAATACACCGCTGTGATGGAGCAGCAGCGCGGCACTGAGATCACCATAGACTGGGAGAACGGCGAAGAGACAGTACATAGCGCCGCTGAAGTCTGGCACATGATCTTTGACAGCAACAGACCTTGGATCCTCAGTGCCAATGGTACCATATTCACTTACGATACCGAGGCCGTGATCCCGGGACTGCTCAAACGCTGGTACGCCGAGCGCAAAGAGATGCAGAAGAAACTCAAGGAGTGTACAAATAAACAAGACGAAGAATACTGGGACAAACGCCAGTTGGTTAAAAAAATTAACCTCAACAGTCTTTATGGTGCTATCCTTAATCCTGGTTGCAGGTTTTTTGATAAGCGCATTGGACAAAGCACTACCCTTACTGGGCGGGCTATTGCCCAGCACATGGATGCTTATGTAAACGAGTGCATCACTGGCAAATACGATCACGTGGGCGAGGCCATCATCTATGGCGACACAGACTCTTGCTATTTCTCTGCTTGGCCTGCGCTGCGCAAAGAAGTGCAAGAAGGTCGCATGGAATGGACCAAGGAGACCTGCATCCAGCTCTATGACAGCATCGCGGAGCAGGTGAATCAGAGCTTCCCTGGTTTCATGGAACAGGCCTTCCATGTGCCACGCGAGATGGGCGCCGTGATACGCGGCGGTCGTGAGCTGGTAGCTGCCAAGGGCCTGTTCATCACCAAGAAACGCTATGCTGTCATGATCATTGACAAGGAAAACAAGCGACTTGATGTCAATGGCAAGCCCGGCAAGGTCAAGGCCATGGGCCTGGATCTCAAGCGGTCAGACACACCCAAGGTCATACAGGACTTTCTCAGCGACATCTTGCAGGACGTGCTGGTGGGCAGCGACCGTGAAGCAGTGGTGCAGAAAATACGCGACTTCAAGTATGGGTTTGCCGAGCGGCCTGGCTGGGAAAAAGGTTCGCCCAAGCGTGTCAACAACCTCACCATGTATACCAAGCGCGAAAACGCCGAAGGCAAAACCAACATGCCCGGGCACGTCCGCGCTGGCATGAACTGGAACACGCTGCGCAAAATGAACGGCGACAACTACAGCATGCAGATCGTTGATGGCATGAAAGTCATCGTGTGCAAGCTCAAAGACAACGCCTTGGGCTGGACTTCCATCGCTTATCCCACCGACGAGCTACATCTACCCGCGTGGTTCCGAGAACTGCCCTTTGATGACATGGCCATGGAAGCCACGGTGATAGATGGCAAGATCGACAACCTTCTGGGCGTGCTGGATTGGGATCTGGCTTCGGCCACCAACACAGACAACACCTTCCAAACACTGTTTGACTTCCAATGAAACTCAGCGCACTTCTACACTATCGAGAGCAGTTGGATCAACAGCGTCCTGGCGATGTTGACAACCTATTTAGATCCAGTCTAGATCCTTTCATGCACTTCGTGGGCACCGGCGCCCTGGAAGCACCGGGACTTATTGGTGACATAAGGCAGGCCTATGATCGGGTGTTCGCAGATTTAGTCACATTTGATCAAGCCGTGATCGCCATGCGCAATCATGTGGATACCCTGATCAACGACATCCGTCCACAATACATGGCGCGTAGTTATCAGCTGTACGAAGATGAGATGCGACGAGATCCAGTGCCCATCGTGCTGCATCGCAGGCCCACCTTGACCGAAGAACAACAGGATTTCGTGCGTGGTCGTGTGCTGCGACACAGCGACTGGCGCCGTGCTGGCATGGTGATACGCCCGGGCCTGGAAGAATGGACCAGTCTCTTGGTGGGCCTGGATCCTTTGTATTTGGTGGACGAAAATTTTGAACTGATGAATCCCTGTATAACTAGATTCAACCCCAAGTATCAAAGTCGCTTACGTCCTTACATGGTCAAAGAGTTTCCCGAAGCCCGCATACAGTTGAATCTGCCCGAAGGACAGATGGGCTACTGTCTGGCCTATAATTTCTTCCACTACAAACCTATCGAACTGATACGCACCTACTTCGCTGAAATATTTCGGTTCCTGGAACCCGGTGGTGTCTTTCATCTCAGCATCAATGACTGCGATCGCAGCGGTGGGGTGGTCATGGTGGAGCGAGCTTTTATGTGCTACACACCAGCATCGTTGGTGGTGGCTGCTGCTGAAGGAGCGGGTTTCACACACATGTTGAGCCACCATCTGGATGCGGCCAACACATGGTTAGAGTTTCAAAAACCTGGACACAGAGAAAGTCTGCGTGGTGGTCAAAGCCTAGCAAAAATCATTGACACAGGCCGTTAGATCACATACAATGTTATGATTGAGGAGATATCATGAGAGACCATTTACTAGACCTAGTTTCACACACCTATGATCTTGGCTGCATTGAGCTGATCAAGATCACCGGTACCGATACAGAAACTGTGATCGACGGCCTGGCCGTGGATAGATCAGTGGTGGTGCAGGGCAAGTTCCATGCACCGGTTCCCGAATTCATTGGCACGTTTGGCATGCCCAATCTTGCCAAGCTCAAGATCCTGCTGAACCTGCAGGAATATCGGGAAAACGCCAACATCACTGTCACGCGCCAGGCGCGCAACGGTGTAGACACTCCCGTGGGTCTGCATTTCAAGAACGCCACTGGAGACTTCAAGAACGACTACAGATTCATGGTCAGTGAGATCATCAACGAGCAACTCAAGACTGCCAAGTTCCGCGGTGTGAACTGGAACATCGAGTTTGAGCCCACGGTGGCCGGCATCCAGCGACTGAAAATGCAGGCCCAGGCCAACAGCGAAGAAGCCAATTTCCAGGCCAAGACCGAAGGCAAAGATCTCAAGTTCTTCTTTGGAGATCACAGCACACACGCTGGTGAGTTTGTGTTCCAGGCCGATGTCAATGGCAGTTTGAAGCGAGCATGGTCCTGGCCGGTCAAGACAGTGATCTCGATCCTGGACTTGGTGGGCGACAAGGTCATCAAGATCAGCGACGAAGGTGCTGCCGAGATCACCGTGGATTCTGGCATCGCACAATATCGTTTCATCCTGCCTGCGCAGAGCAAGTGATTGAACCCGGTCATGACCAGATTGTTGAAATCACATGGTCTGGTCATGACCGATGCCCAGCAGCGCCGTGCCTACGTGCCCATCGCCAAAAACGCCAGCAACAGCATTACCGCCGCGCTGCAGAACCAGGGCTGGTACCATGTTCAGACCACCCAGGCCGACCTAGATATCCAGGAGTTGGTAGTGGTGCTGAGAGATCCAGTGCAGCGTTGGATCAGCGGCGTAGCCCAGTATCTCCGTACCACTGTGTTGAATCCCGTGGGACCTAACGGTCCGGTGTTTGACAAGGCCAACGCCACCGAGCATGACTACAGCATGACCCCGGAACAGTTCGGCCACTTGTACAATGATCTAGTTGAGCGTATACTGTTTGACAAGCTGGATAGGTTTGATGATCACGTGTGGCCGCAATGTGACTTCGTGCCAGATCTGCCCCGGGCTCGGCATCGCTATATCATCATGGATCAAGAGTTTGAGCGCGAACTACAAACTTCATTGAATATCTCTGTGGCTGATCTAAATAACAGCAAACATGATCGGACACTGCGCAAGTTACAACAGTGGTTTCAACAAAGACTCGCGGCCAGGCCTGAATTGGTACAGCGCATCCAGGATCGCTATCAACAAGATTATATTCTGATCAGAGAAGCACATGCCCTTAGAACAAGATGATTTAACCGCCAAGCAACATGACTATGCAGTGTTTCTGCCGGCCATCAGTGGATTCTATGCCACTTACATAGGCAAGCAACGCTTTGACAAGTATGTGCCGGACTCGCGCATGCCCGCAGGCATCCAGGACATGGAGCAGCTGAACTGGCTGAATCCCCAGCAGGCACTGTTCCCTTATCGCTGGAGCCTCTACAGCGCAGGGCACGCCAATCTTGATCTCACCAAGCACAATGCCAAAGAGGACATGATCCGCAATCGCGATGCCGGTACCATCATGCTGGCTGACTCAGGCGGATTCCAGATCGCCAAGGGTGTGTGGCCGGGGCGCTGGGCTGATCCAACTGACCGGGCAGCGCAGCAAAAGCGCGAAGAAGTTTTGAAATGGCAGATGGGCATCGCGACCTATGGCATGACCATGGACATACCCACATGGACCTATCGTAATCCCGAGTGGGCAGCCTTGGCCGGCATCGCCAGTTATGAAGATGCTGTCACTGCCACCAAGTTCAACAACGACTTTTGGATGGCCAACCGCTATGGTGAAACCAAAACACTAAACGTGTTGCAGGGCGGCAACCATGCCGAGGCTGATCACTGGTATGCGCTGATGAAAGACTACTCGGATCCCGGCAAATATCAGCGACCCTTTGAAGGTTGGGCCATGGGCGGTCAGAACATGTGCGATGTGCATCTGGTGCTGAAACGCCTAGTGCATCTCATACACGACGGCTTGCTACAGGAAGGTCTGCATGATTGGATGCACTTCCTGGGCACATCCAAGCTGGAATGGGCCGTGCTGCTAACAGACATACAACGTGCTGTGCGTAGATACGCCAACCCGCGATTCACGATATCGTTTGATTGCGCATCACCGTTCTTGGCCATCGCCAATGGACAACTGTATCACACCATTGCCACTGACAATCGTGAAAAGTGGAGCTACAAGATGTCGCCCACAGTGGACAACAAACGGTATGCCACTGACAACCGGTTGTTCCGTGATGCGGTCACACAGGACGGCATCCATGCCACGTTCGAAGACAGTCCCATCAGCAGCAGACTCAAGATCTCTGATGTGTGCGTGTACCAACCCGGCATGCTCAACAAGATCGGCAAAGAGGGCAAAACCAGCTGGGACAGTTTCAGTTATGCGCTGCTCATGGGACACAACGTCTGGATGCACATCGAAGCGGTTCAGCGAGCCAATCGACTCTACGACCAAGGCATCTGTCCCGACATGATGGTGCACCCCACCGACAGCGCGTTTGATGTGCGCACCGTGATCGATCGTGTTTTTGCTGCTGGCGATCGCCAAAAGAGCTTGGCCATCATCGACGATCATGCTAAAGTATGGGAACGTGTAGTTGGTACACGCGGATTTACAGGCAAGCGAGCCGTGAATGCTCACACCATGTTCAACTCATTGTTTGACATCGAGGAAACACCAAATGATCCCGATGAATTCGATCAAGGCAAATTGGATCAACTTGAGGAGAGTGTAGATGTATGAAGCAAGGATTGCCCACCTTGAAGAAGCGCATCGCGCATTGGACAAACAGATAGACACCCTGGAGCGCACTGGTGTGTTTGGCGATGCGAACCTACAGACGCTGAAGAAGCAACGTTTGGCTCTACGAGATCAGATACAGATCATGAAACGACGCCAATGGGAACACGAACACGAAACCCTAGACATGGATGATGACCGATGAACAGATCTGGATTCACAGACACCACATTCTTCTGGGGCGATGAAGTAGAACGCACCCCGATGCATGGTGAGCCCACTTTGTTCGTGGTGGGATATCAGACCCAGGATACCATTGATCACGAGTTGTCTAAGTGTCTGCATGTGCGCCACATCTTCTTTGGAGCCAACGATTCATACCAGCCAACTACCCGCGATGATTACATCCGATGGGAAAACGTGATCCTTACCTATCTGGATCGTGGCTTTTTCTGTAGCCTGGACATTCCGTTCCAGTACGTGGAAGAGTTCCACGAGGGCGGCTTGTGTGAGCGCGATCGATTCATCCCCATCATCAAGGTGCCCATTCCATACATCCGGCTGTGGAACTACAACACCTGCGTCAAGATCGACGATCGCGACTTTGCCGACACCAATCCCGGTGTATGGGTGCATCAGCTGCACGATCTCACAAAAAGAAGCCAATTCACAGACTGGTCTAAGTACGACAAGGACAAAGCCAAATGAATCAAGAACAACGCGAAACCGTGGAACGCATCCGACATCACGCTGCTCGCCGTATCTGGGTCACTTTCCAGCGCGAAGGTGTGCACCAATACCCCGCGGCCTTGACCGATCCCAAGCTGGCCACGGGCAATGAACTTGACGTGAGCTTTTTGGGCTATCCACATCGTCATATCTTCCATTTCCGTGTCAGCATCGAAGTTTTCCACAACGATCGCGACATAGAGTTTATTCAGTTCAAGCGATGGCTGGAGTCATTGTACGGCAACGGTGTGATATCCCTGGATCACAAATCCTGTGAGATGATCGCTGATGACCTATATACTCGCATCGCAGACAGGTATCCAGACCGTTCGGTCTGGATTGAAGTGTCCGAAGACGGTGAGAACGGATGCTTGATCACATATGAAACTCACCAACCCGCACAACGTTTGAAAATCTAAAGAGACCAAAAATGTCCAGACCCCAAGTGAAGTCGAATCCCAAGGTTCAGGCTATCTTTGACGATCTAGAAGCATATCTTGACTTCTGTAGAAACTTTGGCTATCGCTACAACGAAGCCGATCTCTACAATTGGAAGAGCTATGCTTTCCAGCAGTTCAGCAAGTTCTCGGCCGGCAAGCCTGCCAAGGACATGTGGTTCCAAGACAGCCGTAGATCTCGCTGATGCAGACGCTGGTGATATTCGGCGACAGTTGGGGCTGCGGAGAGTGGAGCTATCAAGAACATGCTCCACCCTTCGTAAGCCATCCTGGCCTAGCCGAATATCTCAGTGACACCTTTGTTGTCAAGAATTTCAGCCGAGAAGGTGCCAGCCTTTGGCAAACGGCCTATGCTGTGAGAAATTACCTAGAGAATCTGCGCAATCTTGATGTGCCCATGCCAGTGATCCTGGTACTCCAGACCGATGCGGCTCGCAGCCAGCAGGCCGAGAAGTTCCAGGTCAACTACGATGATGTCTACAGATCCGGACGAGATCTGCAAGAGATTTATCAAACACTGCTGGAGGTGTGGTACAACAAATTGCAGTTCATGGCCGAACAGTTCAACACTGAAATTTATCTGTGCGGCGGGCTCACTGACTTGGACACAACCACGCTGGGGTTGTATCCCAGATTGCATGCGGTATGTGAAAGTTGGCTGCGACTGTGTGATCCCGACACAAAATCCAGCATCATGCCTTTGATTATGTCTCCGCATGTGTTACAATATCTGCATGACAATCATGATGCAAGGCTCACCCAGCAGATGATGGATTGGTTAGATCGGGTATTCCTGTCGTCCCAGATGTTGTTGGAGAGCCCTTGGATGGGTCCTAGTTATGGGGACTATCATCCCAGCAGACTGGCTCATGAACGATTGAGCGACCATATCAAGCAATTTTTCCGCGAGGAACTACGATGAGAAAACTATACTACATGGGACTTGAGTCCTACGAAGCCAGATACACACTGCAACTCACCGAATGGAATCGGCGGGTGTTTGATCGCCGTGGTCTGGACGTGGTCTATGTGCCGGGATCGGTGATAGACAACACCAAAAGCATATCTGTGGGGCAGGTGCTGGACGCACACGGACGCAGTTATTTCAGCATGAGCCAGATGATGAATCTGGTACAATTGATGCGCAACGGAGAAGTCACCAGTGAAGACGTCATCTACTTCGAAGACATGTTCCAACCCGGAATCGAAAGCCTCCCTTATATCCTGGATCAAGTACCAGAGTCACAGCGCCCTCGCATATTTGTTCGTTGCTTGGCTCAGGCTATCGACCCTGACGATTTTGTACATGTGTGGGGCATGGCGGGCTGGATGTCAACGTATGAGCGCATGGTCAATCATTTCGCGACCGCTGTCCTGGCCACAAACGAGGAGATGGTTGCTCATATGCGCATTGCTGGCTGGACTGCTCCTATCTACAATATAAGTGGATTGGCGTTTGGCAAGCAGGAAGTCTTGGAGCGCATTGGCGGCCCACAAAACATACGCAACTTCTGGGATCGCACACGTCGTGTGGGCTTTGCTGCGCGATTTGACCAAGAGAAGCAACCTGGCTTCTTCATGGATCTGGCCGTGGCGGTGCAGCAGTTCAGCAATACCAAGTTTGCCATATTCTCAGGTGGACCGCTGCGCAGCAACAATCCCGAATACGTGGAACGTGCGCGGCGCTTGGCCGCAGAAGGCCTGCTGGAGATACATGAGAATCTCTCCAAGAACCAATACTACGAGTTGGTCAACGACACGCGAGTGCTGTTCAACTGTGCGCTACAGGATTGGGTCAGCAACACTGTGAGCGAAGCCGACACCCTTGGCTGCAATGTACTGTATCCGGCGTATCGCAGTTTCCCCGAGACCTTTGCCAACGATCATGAACGCATGTATGTGCCATGGAGCCAAAAGGATGCCATTGACAAACTCTTGCCCTTGCTGACAGAGCCGCACAAGAACATGGGACTGATATCTGATTGGAACAATGGTACGGTGGATCGCATCGTGGACATCATCACCGGCTCGGGAGAGCCATGGAACCGCAGCGGCAACCGGTATCGAGATCATGTGCCCACAGCCAAATACTCTTTGAGATCATGATCGATCGCATCTTCTCAGTACCTATCTATCGCACACGGTTCGCGGATCTAGATCATCTACGCGAGCTTTGCCTCAGCCAAGCCTTTGCAGAGCTTGATGGAAAAACGCGCGAACAAGAGGTGTACTTTGGGGGCGACATCGCCAGCGGTTTGTTTGGTTGGCGTCGTGGGCAGCACCTCCAGCCCCACCAGCGTCCCGAGTTTGCTAGAGTCTGCGATTTCGTCACACAGGCTGCTGTGGAATATTGGCACAGCATGCCATACTATCCTGAAATCGATCCACAAATCTACCAATCCTGGGTCACTGTCTACGGCAAAGGCGGCAGCATACGCAGCCATAACCATGGTGTCAATATCGATCTCGTGGCTGCATTCTACATCAGCAGTACCGAGGATCAAGGGCGTTTGGTTTTGGAACATCCCTTGGAACTGCTGCTGAGCACACAACCCTACAGCCTACCAAAGCAGCACCCCCACAAATTTCATCATACCATTGCCGTGGAAAGCGGTGACTTGGTATTGTTTCCCAGTTGGCTCAAGCACCACAGTGAACCCAACAACACTGATAGAATCAGACTGGTATTGACCATAGATTTCAACAGGACAGGCAAATGACCAAAACAGTTATCGTTACCGGCGCAGCCGGATACATCGGAGGGCAAACCGCCATTCAGCTCCGGGAAGCCGGGCATCGCGTGATCGGCTTTGACATCAAAGTGGTTCCGGCGCGCCTAAAACCCTTTTTTGATGAGTTCCATGCCATGGACTTCTCCGAGGCTCGAGCCTTGGACATCATCAATGGATCCGCTTGTGATGCCATCATCCACTGTGCCGGCACCAGCTTGGTAGGTCCCAGCATGAGCGATCCAGGCCTGTACTATTACAATAACTTTGTGAAGACCATGGCCCTGGCAGATTCCAAGGCCGT